CCATATCACAGCCTTACCCTCTATCTCACACAACACATCTATTAACTCATCAATACGATTACTTTTTATTTCTTGTGTTGTGCCATCATCTGCTTTGAAGTGACCACAAGTTATTTGTTGTAATCTCATTAATTGAGTCAATGCATTTGCTGTAGTAATCATTTTACCATTCATTATTGCAAGTGCCTCTTTTTTCATTTGTGAATATACTTTTAGTTGGTCTGGTGTAAGTTGCACTACACGTTTCATAAAAGTTTTTTTAGGTAAATCTAGACAATCATCTTTTAATACTCTGTGTGAGAATGGTTTTAATTTATCTGATAATTCACCAAGGTTTCTATAACCAACAACTATTTGCACAGATCGTCCACCAAAGTTTGCAGTTTTCATGATCGCATATCTAGTTCTAAAAGAATAATAAGAGTTATGATCTAATAACCATGGATCTAAAAACTCACATTGTTTATATAAATCTAACGGTGATTTAGTTACAGGTGATCCTGTAAGAATTCTTTTGTATTTTGCATTAACACCAAGAGATACAATATTTTTAGTTCTTTTTGCTTCTGGATTTTTTATTGTAGTTGACTCATCAATAGCCATCATGGTTTGATGTGAGTTAATAAATCTAGATGCAAAGTCCACACCTTTTTTAGTAGACAAAGCCTCTACATTCATAACTAAAATATGTAAATCTGTGCCTGTTTTAAATAAAGAATCTAAATTTTTTTGTTGTTGTTTTGTAATATTAGCCTGCCATAATACAACAGTTTTTTCTATATG